GCAATTATTACAAGGCTCTGAAACGTTTGTTTGCATACCTGCGCATAAGTGAGCGTGATCCGGCTCTTCTGAAACCCTTGGTCGATTTTTTCAACTCGAAAGTAGGTGAGTTGTCGAGTTACAAGAGTGATTTAGAATTGGTGAGTATAATGCTCGACCAGAAGTTTCGAGCAGTGAAACCCAAGGACATTACCCACAACCTCAAATACATTGAAAAACATATCGAACCGATTTTCAAGCCATTGGTTGCCGAAATACTAAAAGCATCGAACATAAAAGCCTCTACGGAAAAGGTGGAAGAAATCTTAGACGAGTCCATACAAATGCAGACCAAGGATTTTATAGCAAAGACGAGAAAATTAAAGTCTTACCTAAAAGTATAGTATGAATCTCGAAGATGTGGGTGTTCCTGTTGCATTGGTAAAATACGATGGCGACAAAAAGAAAACAAAGGTACTTTCGATCGAACGGGACAAATCTAACGTCGAGGACTATCTCAAAGAATTAAAGTTAACCAAACCTAAAGAAAGTATTCAACACATTCCCAATAAGAAGACCGAACGTCAAATTTTGTACATTACGGGCGCGTCGGGATCTGGGAAATCTTTTTATACGAAGCATTACTGTGATGAGTACCGTAGGATGTTTCCTAAGAACGCCATCTATCTCATCTCTAGTATCAGTGAGGATAGTTCGATTGACAAAGTGAAAGGCTTGAAGCGCATCAAGTTGTCGAATGAATTATTGACGACGGATCTAAAGGCGGACGACTTTAAAGATTCGCTCGTGATATTCGACGATACCGATTGTTTGACGAACAAGATAATGCGAATGAAAGTGAACGGCATCCTCAATATGCTTTTGGAAACGGGTCGTCATACGAATACGAGTGTGATTTATACGAGCCATTTAGCCACTGCAGGATTAGACACGAAACGCATTTTGAACGAAGCGCACAGCATCACCATATTTCCGCATTCACTCGGTGGACGGAGTCTAAAATATTTGCTCGAGAATTACTTTGGATTAGACAAGCACCAGATTAAGAAGATTAAGACCTTGCCCTCGCGATGGGTCACGTTGATCAAGAGTTTTCCTATGGTGGTACTATCGGAGAAGGAAGCCTATGTACTCAATCTACCAGATGAAAAAGAATAGATTTATAATCTTGCATAAGGTATGTTGAACCTTGCATCTTTGAATCAACGAGTCAATGCCCTTACGAACAAAATTAACAATATTGTACCGGGTGGGACACAGAACTTAGCGACGACCTTGACGAACGGAAATAGCGCGGGTGCAAGTGATATCAATATGAACAACAAAGACATTTTAGCGGTCGATAATATCAATCTTGTGACGATTAACAGTTTGCCGTATCCCCCCGCTGGTGTTGTACCTACGTTCCAACAAGTCTTAACGGCGGGGAATAGTGCGACCTTACCCGTCGCAAGTTTCGGACTAAATAATTCAACCACTAATCTCTCTACAAACACTTTTGCTGGGTCTGTTGATTGTGAGTTTGATGACGGCATTACTGCTCAACTCACTTCTTACACTTATAACGGGGCGGGGTCAAGCGGGTCTTACGCTTTATCCTCAACGGGCGACCTCACTTTATCGGGTGATAATTTAACAGCAAGTTCAAACAATCTTACACTACGAAATCCTACGGTAGGGAATACGACGACCCCGTCCCTCATTCTAGAGAATACGAGTTTGACGGCGGGGACGACGAATGGTGTGCCGTCTATTGAAACCGACAAGAGCGGTCGAAACGGAGCAAACAACGACCTTATCTCAACGACCTTAAACTACGCCAAAAACTACGCTGGAGTGAAAACCTTATTTACCAAAATAGATAGTGTCATACGTAATACGGCTTTGGGTAATGACGACGGGTCAATTGGTATTTTTGCGACCCTTAACGGGGTAATGACCGAGTTCTTCCGCTTTAATGGGTCAGATGGAGAAAACAACAGTTTTGTCCCGTTGGATATGAATAATCAAGTCATTAAGACTTCTACGGGCAAACTGGAAATGAACGGGACTTCTTCAACGGGCAGTGGTCAAGTGGTTCTTACGCCTAAATCAACGTCCAATGTGAATGTGAATGGAGACCTCTTGATGACAACGGATAAAACGATTACACTAAACGACAGTAGCCCGAATGCTGTTCAAACGGTCATTGGTAATGGAAAGGTATTAGTGAATGATGTGACGAACACTCTAACTACCTTCCAAGACCAATCCACATTTGGTATTCAAAACGGAACACCGACAACGACGCTTTACGCTATTGATGGGTTTGCTTGTAATGACAACTCTATCCAATGTAATTCAGGCAATGGGTTCTATATGAATTACGGTAGTGGTGTGAATTACACACAACTGGATTTGGATACTTTTCAAATGTATAATACGGGCAGTAATACGATAGACCAAATCATTTTCCAAAATAACGGGGTGGGTAATCCCGTTTTCAACCTTCAAACCACAGACACTACAAACCCTTCACCACAAATCCAGTTTGTGGGTATATCCAATCAAGGAATGAATATTACTTACAATGATATTGGAACGGGGGGGAATACTGACCTTCAACTAAAAAATAATACTGGCGGTTCGGGACAATTAAGTTATACCAACACAGACCCGACACAAACTCTTACCATTTCCTCAAATTGCACCATTGAACTATCCACCACCCAAGACTTAAAATTAACGGGGTTAGCACTTCAATCGGTCACCTCGTCGGGTTCGGCAAGTCAGTTTTTACGCATTAATTTGAATGGATCTTTTTACAAGATTCCTTTGGATAATGATTAAATATATAGTCTTATTATATGGAGAACGACTGGACGGAAGACATCGAAACCGTCTTGGAAAATATCCGAATCAACTGTGTCCTTTTGAGTAATACGCATAAGAGCCGGTATTTTGTCTTACACGAGAGTCTGAAATTCTACCGTCTTCCCGTCATCGTCTTATCTGGACTCAACTCGATTTTTAGTGTAGGTTTACAACCGTATGTTGAACAGCAAGCCATTTCGATCATTAATTGTTTACTTGCATTGACGTGTAGCATCATCGGATCCATCGAGTTATTCTTGCAAGTACAAAAGAGTATGGAAGGTGAGATGATTAGCCAAAGAGAGTATTACCTACTAGGCGTAGACATCTTCAAGACCTTGGCCTTGTCGAAACAACATCGTCCCGTACCGGCCAAAGAGTACCTCGAAAAATGCTATAGTTCGTATTGTGCCTTGATAGAGTCGAGTAATGCCGTCGCGTCGAAGATAGAGGATAAGCTTTGTCCTATTGAACCTTTCATACCGAATCCGATACCCAGAACAGAACTCCCTAGAACGTTGAGCCTTGAACTACAGAATACAGTTTAAAAATTGATTTAAGTACAAAAACGTAGAAAAGAGTGTGCAATGCCTAACTACCAGAACGGCAAGATTTACAAAATCACATCGGGAGAACTTACCTACATTGGTTCGACGTGTGAACCTACCTTGGCGAGGCGGTTATCTGGTCATGTAAGAAGTTATAAACAGTGGAAGGATGGAAAACATGGTCATATGACATCCTATCCTCTGATCGAAACGGGTCAATATGAAATTACGCTGATTGAACTATGGCCTTGTACGAGCAAAGATGAATTGACGGCTCGTGAGCGATTTCATATTGAATCGAATGTTTGTGTCAATAAGTGTATTCCCAGTCGAACTCATAAAGAATGGTACGATGCAAATACTAATAATATACGTGAGCGAATGAAAGCCTATCGAGAGGCGAATGGCGATAAGATACGTGAGTATCGGAAGACACTTTACGAGGCTAATAAAGATAATATACGTGAGCAACAGAAGGCCTATTACGCAGCCAATATTGATACGATACGTGAGCGACATAAGGCAAATTACGCCAAAAAATCTGAATCGGTCTAATAATTATCTAATTTAATCTAAAAACTTTTTTCTAAGTATAGGATATGGATTTGAACGAGATATTCGGTGGAAAGTCAATCACTGAATCGAGCAAACGTCTATACATCGCCAACCTAACCCGTCTGAGTGGCGAACCCAT